GCTTGCCCTGCTCGAAGCCTATCCATACCATCACGCTGTCATTATTGGCCTAGACAATAGCAACAACTTCAAAGTGGATCACCCCAGAGTGATTGACCTGTTCAACACGACCAAACAGATCCGCTCGTTGTTCCCGATCATAGCCAACGCAGACTTCGTTGTGGCTCCGGATAGTTCGGTAAACCACATAGCGGCGGGTCTTGACACGGCTTGCGTGTCGTTGTGGGGAAGCTACGACCCGATGGATCGGGTGACCTACTATCCAAAGAACGTGTCGGTGTTCAAGCCGGATACCTGCCCACACGCTCCGTGCCGTCCGCATGCGGGTCTGCCGCAGGCGAAGTGCAAGGATGCGAGCAACAAGACCAAGGGAACACAATACTTCTGCAACGCCCTTCGCAATATCACGGCTGAGGATATTGTGGCTGCTTCGCATAAGGCGAGGGAGTTGGAAGACAAACAATACCAAGAAAAGAAATAACCTAACTGGCGTTGTGGTATGCAGAGAGATTCTGCATCGGGATTCCCTAGTGTGTTCTCCTCTTGAATCAGTAGCCAGTTTGAATTTTTAATTAAAAAATGAATACAGAATTAAAGCCATTGGTCGCCATGCCAGCAGAGTTTGATGGCATAAAATACAGATCAAGAAACGAAGCAAGATGGGCCATCTTCTTCAAAGAGCTTGGAATAATATTTGCCTATGAAGATGAGGGTTTTGATTTGGGTGCAGGCATAAGATATTTGCCGGACTTTCATATTCCGCTTCAAGATAATTTCAAAAGGGATATGTATTTTGAGATTAAGCCATCTGCTTCTGGTCTAATCATAGTTGATGAATCGGATAGGAAAAAGATTGAAGCACTGTCAAATCATGTTTTTATTTCAGTGCTTGGATCGGTGCATGATTACTCAATAAATCTAAATTTATTTGGAAGCAGTGGTTATGATTTTGCTGGACCTAATTGTGGAGATTGCGATTATTTATTCTGCCAATGCAAACACTGCGGGGCTATCGGATTTGAGTATTGCGGAAGATCAGAAAGGATTGATTGTTGCAGCAAAAACAATGGATGGAAAGATTACAATGAATCTTCTAATGAAATACAAAACGCATTAGAGATTGCAAAATCTTACAGATTTTGGAAATGACCGAAGCGCAACGTCATGCCGAAGCGATAGTCGGCAAAGTGGATTGGCAGTCCGAGAACCACGGGCTGTGCCATTGCCCAGGAGAAGCGGCTCACACCAGCCATACAAGACTACGGGACACCACCGTGTTTGTGGATGGAGTGCCAACGATCTTCTGCTGGCATTCCTCATGCGTGGCGTATAGGGATGAGGCCAACCGCAAACTGCGCCGAGCCATCCTCAAGGACTTCAACATGGCCGCGCCGATGTCTGCTGGAACATCCATACCAAGACCCTTGGTAATCCAGAAAGACCCAGAGTCAGAGATCCTTGACCGCATCAAAACAATCGCCGAATCAAACAAGCAACGATACCTCACCCACTACAACTGGGAACCAGCGGATATGCACGAGGAAAGTCCTATGCAACTGGAGACACCAGAGGAGCAGTACCTAGCCTTCCTGTCTCTGTTCCATGATGCAGACATCACATGGATTGGGGACGTGAAGGATAGTGGCAGGCATCCGCAGAACTTCCGCAGGGTGGAGGAGTGGAAAGAGTTGTCACTGCCAGTGGGTCAGTTTACGACCGGAGCAGTGTTTGTCCCAGGAACTATTAGCAGGTCTAATGATAAGGTGGATAAACGCTTATACTTAGTAGTGGAGTCCGATACGCTTACCAAGCCGCAGATGGGGGCGGTGTTCCAGGCCATGCGCGATCTGTTCCGCATGAAATTATACGCCGTGGTCGACACGGCGGGGAAGAGTTTGCACGGGTGGTTTGAGATGCCGCCAAAGAAAGAATGGGAAGAGCAATTAAAAGCTTTCCTTGTGCCGTTGGGATGTGATCCTGCAACTTTCAAACCCAGCCAACCCGTAAGGATTCCTGGGGCAAAAAGAAACGAAAAGACACAGAGCCTACTTTGGTTCTGCAAGGAGGGGAAATGAGTTTTGAGAATGGCAATAGTAAGGATGGCAAGCATTACTGGCTTACGCCGCCAGAGCTTTACAATCAATTAAACAATGAATTTGGGTTTACATTTGATCCTTGTCCATATCCAAAGCCAGAGGATTTTGACGGACTTGATGCCGAGTGGGGTAAATCAAATTATGTAAATCCTCCATTCGGGGTTGTCATTCACAAGGGGAAAAGGAAGGGTGCGACAGCTTGGGCTAGAAAATGTATTGAGGAAAATAAGAAAGGAAAAACTGTTGTCATGGTTTATCCGATTGATAAATGGGTTTTAATGCTACTTGAAGCTGGAGCAAAAGTTAGAAATTTGAAGGATGTCAAATGGATTGCAACTGAGGATGGATCTGTAGGCCCAGGCACAGGGAGACATATTGCCTGCTTTATTCTTAATGGAGATGGGAAATGATAGAGCCAGCAGTCAGTTTGGGGGTGAAACAGCCGGTGGATCAGTGGCCGCCGATCAAATCTTATTCAGAGTTAATGCGTGAAAAGATTGAAGAACCAGAGGTGTTAATTGATGGAATCCTGCACCGAGGTGGCAAGCTGCTTTTGGGCGGAGGCAGCAAGTCATACAAAAGCTGGAGCCTTATAGACCTGGCTCTTTCGATCTACACTGGCACGGAGTTCTGGGGACAGAAGTGCAACAAGGCCAAGGTGCTGTTCATTAACTTTGAGATTCAGGAATGGAGTTTCCGCAACCGATTAGCGGATGTTATCAAGGCCAAGGGACTGACTGAAGAGCAAGTAAAGGACTTTGACACATGGACGCTGCGTGGATACGCCGCAGACCTAACCCTTATCAGACCCCTTATAGAGAAGCACATTGATGGCAAAGGTTACCAGGCGATCATCCTTGACCCAAACTATATGCTGATGGGCGAGCGGGATGAGAACAACGCCGGTGACATGGCCAGCCTAATGAACGAGTTTGAGGCCCTGGCCGTGAGGCATAACCTTTCAGTAATCTTAAGCCACCACTTCAGTAAGGGAAACAAGAGCAGTTCAGAGTCCATCGACCGGTTCAGCGGGTCCGGTGTCTTTGCCCGTAATCCTGACACTCTGGTCGTACTGACCGCCCATGAAGAGGACGAGCGCAGCTTCACTTGTGAAATAACACTAAGAAACTTCCCACCAGTCGACAGCTTCGTGGTTCAGTGGCACTACCCATTATTCAAGACAAACTACGCACTGAACCCCGACAAACTGAAGAAGCCAAACACGCACAAGTCTATTGATGACAAGCGGTTGCTTACTGAAATGGGTAGCAAGGATTGGGTGGCAAACCAGCTTGTGAAGCACCTAGCAGATAAGCTTTCAGTCAGTGACCGTACTGTATACAAATACATCAAAAGACTCACCAAGGCTGGAAAGATACTGAAAGAGAACGACTTATATACTGCAAACCAGTCTGAATTTTAGACTGAACGTGTACTGAAAGTTTACTGAACGTTACACTATGAAGCCGTATATATATATAAAACAATACAGATCGCGAAGGGATAGTAGGAAAAGGACTCCTTAGTCCGTCCTTTCCCTACCGCTACGCTCTATCCCGTAGCGTTTCCTATGAAGGAATGAAACCGCTGGTCACTGGGGCTTGCCAGTGGGGGTTGGGGAGTTTGCGGGTCATGGTATACTAAGGCCATGAAACAAGGTTTATACGCCAACATCAACGCCCGCCGTAAAGCTGGGACTAGCAGGCCCAAGTCAAAGTCCACCATTAGCCCACGCACCTGGAGGCTTATGAAATCCAAGAAGGGCGGATTTGCCCCTAAGTGAACAAAACCGACTTGGCGTGGGCTTATATTGAACTCCTGCTTACCGAGAACAGCAGGCTTCATAAGACCATTGGCCTAGTTGACCGCTTCTTTGGGGATGTGTTGGCAAACTGCTCTAATGAAGTGTATCAGGCGAACATGGCAACGCTAACCGAGGATCTCGAGGAGCTGGCGGTCTTTCTGGACAAACACCAATACCGCATTAAACTGCTGGCTGAACAACTGAAGGCATGAATACCCAAGACTTACCCTGCAACAGCCCCAGGCGCACTCCTGGTGGCCCCAAGAAGTTCGTGGTCCGTGCCTGTCAGAACGGCGAATCCAAGACCATTCGCTATGGTGACCCAAAGATGACCATCAAGAAGTCCAATCCAGACCGGCGTAGAAGCTTCCGGGCTAGGCATCAGTGCGACTCCAAGCCGCCTAGCAAGATGTCGGCAAGGTATTGGAGTTGCAAGAACTGGTAACCATTAAACCCCAAAAGACGCTCTAGGATGCCATAATTTGGCGTTTATAGCCCCGTGGCGAGGTTTTTATGCTTAAATTGAATGCGGATACCCCTAAAATAAGGCATGTAATACCAGATTACTTGTTCGGACAGAGGGGAATTTGCACTTATTGCGGTGATATTGGCAATGCAATAGACCATGTTATACCAGTATCTTATTTTGACGATAACATCAAAAGGAACGGAAAGCTTAACTCTAAAGGGATAAGAACTCATTCATGTTCAGATTGCAATTCAATATTAAACGATAAGTATTTCGAATCATTTCATGAAAGATGTCAATATGTTAACAAAAGAATCCAACAAAGATTCAAAAAAATCATAAATCTTCCGCCATGGTCTCCAGAGGAGTTTGCAAAACTTGGTAAAAATATTAAGGCAAGTCTTGGAGAGAAATTAAATCTTAAGGGAGTAGTGCTTGAAAGATTGCGGTGGCAGAGTACAAATGAGTTTTATGAATACTGGAAAGAAGCCCAAGACTATTTCAAAACAGAAGCGCAAATTGTCAGTAGAGAGTGGATGCTTGAATACTTCGCGCCGAATGAAATCATCAGAATACAGCGTCAAATTCAAAGTTGAACCTATACCTAGCCTGCCGTTAGGCAACCGTGCCTGCTGTTGCAGGATTGGACGCTAAACTTTCGTTTTACAACCCGCTAGTACCGCAAGGGAAAACGGTCTTGAGGCTAGGCTAAAAACCTAGCCTCTTGTCTTTACAGCGTCCTTATAGAGCCTTTAACGCTCCCGCTTAATAGCTACCCTACCGTTTTCTAGCCGCCACTTTTGCCAACGCTCCCGTTGTGCCTGGGCTACCGTTTGGTAATGCTCCCGCGAAAGCTTGCGTGCTTTGGTGGGGCCGGTAACGCTCCCGCCTTTTCGTCCCATTTGGGACATATACTCTTTGATAATTTGCTCTTTGGTCATGTTTTGATGCGCTCCTTATAGGTGGCTGCGCTGCCGTTTGTAAAGGCCAACCAGGCTAGGCTGCCGTTTGTAACAAAGATTCAGCAAGGGGTGGAACCTTGTGAAGATTATTTGTTGGCAAGTTGAAATTCTAAATCTGCCTCTTCTTTATGCCATTTTATAACTTGCAACGCCCATTTTAATGATGCGATGCAACTATCATTTATCAATTCAAATCTTTCGGATGCTTCCATCCTTTTTTTATCGCCATTCCTTTTGGCGTCGAATTTGTTTTCAATCGCTTGTTGATACTTAAATTCAAGTCTTTTTATTTCATTTTTTAATGATTCAACCGATTGGTGTAATGGATTCATATGTGTTTATGTCCTTTCTTTTTTGTTTATTAGGATTGCCCAAGCTATCGCCCGGATCATTCCTCCGTTCCCCTCCGTTACGAGGGGAAACGAGGAAGGATTAACTAATTTCCCAATCTAATAAATTGTGCTCAATTTCACGGCTTGTGGTTGGATGTATAAACTTTATATCCATATCTTCAGCAATCCTTTGAGCGTCCTCCTTGTCGGATGCGTCAACGTGGATATTTATTGTCATTGTAATTGTATGGTTTTTCATGCGTATCCTTTCTTTATTGTTTTTAGGCCATCCCAAACGGGCTTAACCTCTCCCACCCTCGGTCAAGAGGATGGACGAGGGAAAGCTATTTCCTAAGCATGAATGCCACCCAAGCGGCAAGGATTGCCCCAAGGATTAAACCATGCGCAAAGTATATGGCATTTGTCATATAGTGTTTTCCCTTTCTTTTCTAATTTGCGCAGTCCATTCCATGCCGTTACGTATCGCCCACGCGAGCGCACGCCGGTAGGTAATGAATCGCGCAAAAAATTGCCCTTGGGAGTTGTAAACTGCATAAGTAGTCATGAGTTGACCTCCGCCATCTTCCCCACGTGCTTTTTGCTAGCACCATGAGGGATGAATCCCACGATGATGGACCGATCTCCACGAGAGCAGAGTCGGCACGTGGAGCACGTCACCCCCTCGCGTTTCTGCGCCGGGCAAACGACAACGCGCCTCCCTTGCGGCGTTTGGGTGTTCTCTTCGATACCTTGGGGCAGAATGGTGACAACCGGACCGATATTAAGCGCGGCGAGTTTATCGGCATGGCTCAAACCGTTTGCCGACAAATTGACCACGAAACCATCGCGGTTTGCTGCTGCAATGGCGCGGCGATTGCTAACAACCGGTCCGGTTTGATTATCCAGGACCGGCTTGTGGGTATATGTAAACCCACGCCGCCCACGGTTTGCGCGCGCAAGTTTACCAAGCAGCGCACCGTTCACGGTGTTATTATCACCGGGAAGATCGCCAACCTGATTGTGTCGCCATACTTGGCCAGCGGGAAGTGCAGCAATCTTTTGGCATAAACCTTCAAACGTTGTTCCACGGTCCGCGCGGTCAACGGCGGACCAATGCCAGGACAACGGGCCGCCCTCGCCATAGCAACCCTTTCCGCCGTTCGCCTTTTTCAACGGGCAAGCGTCCGGGCATGTACTACGTCCGGACGTTGTCACCGGGATAGGACCAGTTTTAATATTTGAAGACGACAACGTCAAGTGAACCATAGGCGGCGCGTCATTCCAGCCCACTATGCGCGGCGCGATCATTTATTCCCCCATACGTTCGCTTTAATCCATTCAATAACTTTGCCGGTATAATACGGAGTTGTGACGTTCAATAAAAACATGTCTAATTGATATTCGTGAAGACTGGTCCCAACAAACGTATCAATTACTAGGCCAGTATCCCACTCCATGACGTCAACCTTGAACGTGGCCCCACTTATTTTTGCGCGAATGATGCCACCAGCGCAGCATTCACCAATCTTCCAAGTTTTTGTCTTTTTCGCGTTCACTATAGCGGGAACGCGGTCCGCGTTGTTTTGTGTATTCGTTTGCATGGATGGAGTATTCCAAGCGGCATGAAGTAGGTCAAGCATTATTTTAAAAATAATTTTATGCTATGTTTGGGGCATGGAAGATCTTCCACCGGACAAAGCAAAAAACGGGCGGCCAACGGCGTATTCCGAGGAGATAGCAACCAAGGTAATTGATGCGGTCCGGTCCGGTTTGACTCTTGAACGCGCAGCTGAGTTAGTGGGAATGAATCCTGGCACGGTTCAAGGATGGACCACTAAGCGCCCAACGTTTGGTAGATTAATAAAAAAAGCCCGGCGCGAACATGAAGTTTCGTTGCTACGTTCCATCGAACTAGCAGGGGAGAAGTCATGGCAGGCCCGGGCATGGCTTGCGGAAAGGGTTCACGGATATGCGCAGCCTAGCGCACGATTGCAAGTATCTGCCGACGTGCAACATAATGCCGGCGCAGGCTTCGCTAAACTCATCGCTGGACTCGCATCTCGCAGAGCAGAAAAGAAAGCGCAAGTGATTGAGGCTGAGGGGGTTAAAGCTATTGAACAACCTAAAAGTAAATACAATAGCTACTGTGCGACAAATGACTCGCAACATATTGTAGCACCAACACCTGGTCAAAACGAGGAAGGACATCGCCGTAGCCGACATGTAAGGATGAAACGCCGCAAACCAAGGTTAAAGGCCATAGACACCACCACGCCCCCCGCCCAGCCCCCAGCCGCCATTTAATACGCATATACCCCCCTAAGTAATTCTGCCACAAAACAAAAAGAGGTCTATGGCCAAGCGTGTTCCCAAGTCCGCCCAGAAGTCTCCAGAAGAGCTAATGCAAGAGCTACTTCGCCCCGTGCCTTTCGCAGATAAGGTATTGGGACTCAATCTCTATGACTGGCAAAAGAAAGTATTGGCAGACCTAGAGCCTAGAGACTGTCGAGTGGCGTTGCGTGCAGCCAACGGTTCCGGCAAGACCAGCACCGTCATTTCCAGCATTTTGATATGGCACGCGCTCGTTTACCAACGTTCCATAGCCGTAACAACCGCCGGTGTTTTCCGCCAAGTCGAATCCCAGCTTTGGCCTAGCATGAGATCCCAGATCGCCAAGCTTGGCGGCCCCTGGGAAGTCACCAGTGGCGAGATCCGCTACCTGCACCCTAACGGCAACACATCGCGCATTATAGGTTATTCTGCGACCGATCCTGGGCGTGCTGAAGGCTGGCACGCGGAAGACCACGAACACCATCCACTGCTCATGGTGGTTGATGAGGCCAAGACCGTAGCCGACCCCCTCTTCGAGGCCATCAGTCGGTGTCAACCAACGCGACTGCTAATCGCCTCATCACCGGGGGGTAGCAGTGGTGCGTTCTACAGGGCATTCACCAAAGAGGCCAACATGTGGTCAAAGCACGCTGTTACCGCCTTTGACTGCCCCCACATTACCCAGGCACAGATAGACGAGGTGATCCAGCGGTATGGCGAGAAGCATCCACTAACCAGGTCAATGATCTATGGCGAGTTTGTCGACATAGGCAACGAGAGTCTGGTTATTAGCCTTACCCAGCTTCAGAACTGCTTTAACAGCCCACCTCAGTTCAAGCCAGGGACTAGGGTAGCTGGTGTAGACTTTGCCGCCGGTGGCGATGCCAACGTACTCTGTATTAGGGATGGCAATAAGGTGCTACCAATGATCGCATGGCGCGAAAGGGATACGATGGCGGCTGTTGGTAGGTTTATTGTGGAGTTTAAGAAGGCTGGGTTGGAGTCCAGCAACATCTACGCTGACGCAAGCGGTTTGGGCATGGTTATGTGCGATGCCTTAGCTGAATCTGGCTGGCCTGTCAACCGGGTTAACTTTGGGTCAACCGCATACGACAACGATGCGTATACCAATAGGTCGGCTGAGATGTGGTATGGCATGGCCAAGAAGATCGAGGATGCCGAGATTATTTTACCGGAGGATGACGAACTGACGGCGCAACTGACCTGTCGGCGCAGCATGACCAACTCCAAGGGTAAGCTTGGCGTGGAATCCAAGGACTCGATGCGATCTAGGGGTCTGGCAAGCCCAGACAGAGCCGATGCCCTTGCCCTGTGCCTGGATGGTGGTAACATGAGGTGGGATTTGACTTTTCCCGTTGAGAAGCCAACGTGGAAGTCGCTTCTTGCCATGATCGAGACACATGATCCCGTGATGGCAGGATTTGACCCAGGAGGTTAATTATGAACGTATGGAATTGGATTACTTCAAACTGGACCGAGATCGTAGCCGCCGTTGGTGGCGTGGTCTTGGCTGCCCGAATCATTGTTAAACTTACCCCCACCCCGGCTGACGATTCTTTCCTTGAGAAAGTCGTCAACTTCCTAAAGGGCGTTGGGCTGAACATCAAATAATTTTAAGTGATCGGTGCGATACTTAACATCATCGCATCGGTTCTTCGCCTCATCCCCGGCTGGCGGGAAAAGCGCATTGACAAGATTGAAGGCGAGTGGCGCAACAATCACGATGCCATTGATCGTGACCTTGGCCCTCAGCCTTGGTGGGTGCGCCAGTACAACGAATCCGTACACGAAGACAAGCGGAGCGGTGACGGATCTGATGCTTGATGACAACTATGCTGAAATCCGCAATGGCAGTCCTGGGGTCAAGGCTTGGGCAAGAAAAGCTTTGCATTACGTCAACGATCTGTCATACGAATTAAACAGGGAGCGCGAGAAATAATGGCTGACAACAATCCACGGGCAACGTATTACCAGAGAATCCTAGAGGCGTTAAACCAGCGGGAAAGCTGGGAGAACCGCCAGCGGTTGTTTTATCAGGCCCGTTACTTTGGCGTTCGCCGAAAAATCAAACCTTGGCCTACTGCCGCCGATCTGCACGTCCAGTTGATTGATACTGCCATTGAGAAGTTGAAACCCAGCTTCGTCAACAGCGCAATCGGCAACGACATCCTTTCCAGCTTTGTACCCATGCGCCAGCAGTTGACTCCGATCACGGTGTCAGCCGAGCGTTGGTTTGATTACAATATGCGCGAGAAGACCAATTTCCAGAAGGAAATTGTGTCGGTCATCGACAACATTCTTTTGTTTGGCCGTGGAGTTGCCAAGGTGATTTGGGATGAGGACAAGAAGCAGATTCGCTTTGACGCGATTGATCCTTTCCATATCATCGTTCCTTCCTACACCAAGGAGTTCAAAGATGCGGATTTCATCGTACACATCATCTCGACTAGTATCGACTCCTATAAGGCAAATCCCGCTTACAAGCAGAACGAGGAACTCATCAAGATCATTTCTGGTAAACCCTCCAAATCGGTGGGCTTACGAAGTGAAATTCAGGATGAGATTTATCGGCGTGAAGGAATTACTCAGGAAGGCGAGAATGATCGCATCATTCTTTGGGAAATGTATACGCCGACCAAGGACGGATGGAAGGTAGAGACCTACAGTCCCCTCCAGATCCAGACTGACATCCGCAAAACTTTTATTCTGCCGTACAACCACGGCGAACCTCCCTTCGTTGACTTCCCATACGAGGTAACCGGGGGCGGTTGGTATAGCCCAAGAGGAGTGGCCGAAATCCTACTCCCAGGCGAGAACCTGCTGAATAAACTAAAGAACAGCCTCTCGGACTATGTGGAGCTTGCCAACCGACCCGTTTTTGAAGCACAGAACCCGATCTCGCTCAACACGGCGAATCTGAAGATGCAACCCGGACAGATCCTTCCCCAAGGGTTAAAGCCGGTTCAGTTCAGCCAACCTCCATTTGACTTCCAAAAGCTAATGCTTGAGGAGCGCATGCTTGCAGAAACCCGCATGGGAAATTTCGACATGAGCGCATCCAGCCAGTACACTGGGGCGGATCGCAAGACTGCAACCGAGATTCAAGCCATCCAAGGCCAAGCCGCTGCGTCTGGTGACTTGAGAAACCGCATCTTCCGCATGAGCTTGGCGCATCTGTTCAAGCAGTGCTGGTCGCTTTACACGCAGTACAACAAGAAAGATTTGATGTACCGCTACGCCGAGGAAACTGGGCAGATGGTGCCGGAAGGTATCCATGCCGAGTATTCGATTGAGCCAAAGGGTGGACTCGACTTTATCAACCGCCAGTTCGCCCTGCAAAAGTCAGTGGCCCGGATGCAGATGTTCCAAAACAATCCTTTCGTCAACCAAGGCGAATTGGTCAAATCGGTGCTGGAGCAGGACGATCCTTCATTGGTTCGCCGGTTATTCCAAGACCCGCAGGCCGCTTCTGGCGACCAAGCAGAGGATCAGGCCACCGAGATTGCGACCATGCTTGCCACCGGATTCCCTGTGGCCATCAAACCTTCAGACGATCACAAGGCGCACATCTCTGTGCTATTTGCCTTCAACCAAGCGGCGCAAGCACGCCAGCAGCCTGTAGACCAGGCAGCCATGCAGGTACTCATGGCGCACCTCCAACAGCACTTGGCTGCCTTGGAGAAGATCGACCCCAACACATCCCGCGCTATCCAGAAACAGCTTCGTGATGCGGCTAAAGCCCAGATTCAACAAGCCCCTCAAGGCATTGGTGAAAATATGGGACCGACCAGCCCCGCACTTGCGACTGCTGCTTGAAGGTACCGGTAATGCGGGATGCCTTCCAACAGGAAGGCTTAAAACATCTTTGCGAGTGGGCTAACAAGGAAGGTGCGGTTGGTAAGGCGGTTGAGATTGGCTCCTATAGCGGTGAAGGCACGATTGTCATCGCCAAATACTTCAAGGAAGTGTTGGCCGTAGATCCTTGGCTAAACGGCTACGACATCAATGACCGGGCAAGCCAGCAATGCCCGATGAAATTTGTTTTTGAGAAATTCCAGGAAAATACCAAGGATCTTGGTAACGTAATGTTTAGTCGCGGGAAAAGTCTTGACGCGCTGGAGTTCGTCAAGGATGGTGAGTTGGACTTTATTTATGTTGACGGCGATCATAGGTACGAAGCGGTCTTGGCTGACATCAAGGGTTGGATGCCAAAACTTCGTAACGGAGCGGTGCTTGCTGGACACGATTGGAGCTTCAAGGATGTACAAAAGGCTATACACGAGACGCTTA